GGTAACTTCTCACAGAGTGCAACTGAACAAACAGCTGGGCTTAATGCAGAGTTGTTTAATGGCAAAGTAGACTTAAACTTAAACAATATAAACCCTAGTAATACTGCCAAATCATATTTCGCAAACCTTGCTATGCCAAGTGATGTTTATGATGATTTAACGTTAGGAGTTAGTGGAACAACATATACTGCTCCTGCTGATGGTTGGTATTATTTAAATAAAGTAGCAGGTACTAATGGTACGTGGGTAAATCTTATAAATACAAACACTAATGTAATATCTGGCAGAGTAGCTACTTCGTCAGCAGACACTTATTTTGAAACAGTAGCTGCTAAAAAAGGAGATGTTATAAGAATTGATTATAATGCGACAGGTACTACAAACTATTTTAGATTTATATATGCTGTTGGAAGTGAATGGGAGGCACAATAATGACATATTACATAGAACAAAATAATAAAATCGTCTTATTTGATGAAGATAGAAGTAAATTAGAAAAAACTATTTCTTTTATGCCACAATATGCTGGATTGAAAATAAAAGAAATAGATAGGCCTATTGAAAATTTTGAATTTGCTGACACACCTGAATATATCGCAAAGAAAACTAAAGAGCAAATACAAAGCCAAATAGAGCAACTAGAAGCAACTATTACCGCTAGGAATTTGAGAAGTGCTTTACAAGGTGATGAATTTGCACTTAATAAAATTGCAGAAGTAGAGGCACAAATACAACAACTTCGTGAACAACTTGACAAATAACAAATAATTATTTATATTGATATTAAAAAAGGAGGCAGTAAAATGACGATATGTGATATAACTTTAGATAGTGAAAACGGATGGGAAAATGTAGCAAGTGTTATTTCTACTAAGACGGGAAATACTTTTACTTTTGCTTCTGACAAAAAGTATTATTTCCAAGTTAAAAATGGAGAAGTGTTGTTTAATAATAGCTCTGCTACCCCGACAGATAACGCTGGTTTAATTGTAAAAACAGGCGAACAAGTAGTTATGCTTATTGCAAGTGGCGATTTATATGCTCAAGCCAATGGCGGTAAAGCCGTAGTAAACGTATCTGCGGAGGACTAACAAATGTATAAGAATACACCTAAAACTTTTTATATGGGCGGTGCTACACCTACTGATATGACAATGGTAAACAGAGGTGTATTCTTCATAACTAATAATGGTGGCGGTGGTGGCACCTATTATGCTTATACCGATAGTAATAGCAACACTATTTATACTAAAAATGCATTAGCCGATGCAGGAACTTTTACTTTGCAAAATGCGACAATAAATGGTACGCTCACTCAAAATAATGGTATCTATAGCGGTTTTTCTCGAGGGAATTACTTTTACATAAATACTGCACAACCGCAACACTCATTTGAATTGATAATCAGATGTAATAGAACTGCATTAGGAAGTGGAACACTTGACCTTTTAAGAACGCAACCTGACGGTAAAGGTATCTTAATGAGAATGTATAACTCTGTTCCTGGTTCAGTTGGTACAGATGTATATATATCTTCTAGTGGTAATGGTTGGAACACGCTTGTAGGTTTTAATGTTTCTTTTGATATTAGTACAGAAGACAAATTTACATATTTAAAGACTGCTTGGAACGATACAAGCGGACAATATGTTTTTTCGCAGTCCAACGATAAGCAAAATTGGGCTGTAAAAGCCACTTCTTCATCGGGTTTACCTGCACCATATTGGAGTGGCAATAATCAAACTATCGGCGGATGTAGTAGTTATTCTGAAGCGTGGAATTATGGCCTTGTAGATATGCCTGAAAGTCAATTAACTGTTGATGGTGTAACGACTAAATACGGAAGTATAACAGGTGCATCAACCTTGTATGATAGCAACTTGTCGCCTTTATCAGCACAGCCGAGATTTACAGTATCAAGCGGTAACATAGTAATTAACAATGTTACTTACACTAGGAACTCATCGGCTGACATAACTCAATAGAGGTAAATATGAGTTTAGAACTTCTTGGTGAAATAATTTTATTTATCTTTTCTTGCGGTGTTGTTTATGGCAAGATGAAATCTTTTGCCTCTGAAATGAAAGACTTTCGTAAAGAGTACAAAGACGATATGAAATCATTAACTGCAAAGGTTGAAAAGCATAATAATTTTGACCGTAGAATTGTTGCGCTTGAAACCGCAGTTGAAATCTATCACGCACAAGAGCGTGCAAGGGAGATGCAAAAATGAAAGACGAAAAATTATCGCCCCACTTTACCTTCTCAGAATTAGTAGTTACTGATTATAAAGATTTGCAAGAAAAAAACAAAGATAAAGCACTTGAATATAGACCTAAATTGCAGAAGCTAGCAGAGTTCGCAGAAAGTGTGCGTGAAATACTAGGCGTACCTATGATAATTACAAGTGGATATAGATGTGAAGAGTTAAATAAAAGAGTTGGCGGAAGTGCTTTAAGCCAACACATAAGGGCAGAGGCCATTGATTTTATACCTCTTAAAATGTCTGCTTATGAAGCCTTTGCTAAAATCATTTTAAGCAATATTGAGTATGGGCAACTTATAATATATACTCGTGGAATCTCGCATTTCCTTCATATAAGTATTGGCAGTAAAAGACAAAAGATGTTCTCAGTAAAAGTAGGAGAATATGGGAATGTCTTATAGTAGTGATTTGCGTACCAATAATATTTGTGCGAATTGTGCTTTAAGAGGGAAATGTATATACGCAAGAGATACAAAGGTAATTTGTAACAACTTCGTTGTAGATAAAGAAGAAGATTAAACAAAGGAGAAAACTTATGCCCTGTGGAAAAGGTAGAAAGAAAAAATAAGTAGTATTAAATTAAGAAAGGCAATGGCTCAACTTGTCAAGTTTTCCGACAGGTTGAAAATAAGAAAATGCGTTGTTTGCATTATTCTTAAAAAATAGAAATAAGGAGTAAAGTATGGAAGCATTAGTATTATATATCTTGCAACTTGCTGATAAGTTTCCCGTAGTACATTATATTGTAATTGGTGTAGGTTTGGCTTACATCATATTGACAGCGTTAAGAGCGTTTTTAACAATTATTGTCAACTTGACTAAAACTGACAAGGACAACAAAATCGTTAAAAATGTTTTTGCTTTCCTTGATAAGTATGCTTGGGGTTTCGGTAAATTTGCCGAATATTACGAGCAACACCCAATTAAAAAGGAAAAGGACAAATAATGTCTTGGCTTAATGTTCTTGCCCCCTTAATTGTTGCAATATTGATTTTTATTGCCTACTTAGGGGGGAAGAAAGCCGGACGAAAAGAGGCAGAACTAAAGTACAGAAATGCGGAGCAAAAGGCAAATGAAAGAGCCGATGAAATTATTAACAATAATAATAATCTTACTGATAGTGAGTTTGCTTCTTGGGTGCAAGACCACAATAAAAAATAATGCTCCTGTTTGTCGTGTAAACTTTGACTTGCAAGATGAAAATTTGTTATTGCTCAACTTAACAAACAAGAGGGCAATAATAAGTTTTTATGAGATTTGTAAAAAATAGTTGTAAAATAAAATTTAATATGATATAAATGATATATGTAATAGGAGGCTCTAATGGCAAGTTATGATTCTAGCGGTGCAGTAAGCGGTGCGGCACAAGGTGCTGCTACTGGTGCAATATTAGGTTCAGTAGTGCCAGGTATCGGCACAGCCGTAGGTGCAGTTGCTGGTGGCATTTTAGGTGGTATCGGTGGTTTGTTTGGGAGTAAAAAATATAAAGCACCGAACAGAGCAAGTTCAACTGTTTATGGTTATGATATGTATGGCAATTTAGTGAATAAAGGGTCATACAAATACAATAGTGGAACAGGTCAATATGAATTAACAGCCGGAGAACTTAGTGGCGCAGAGAAAGAATTGCGCGGAAATTTAGCACAGAATATTGCAGGGCTTATAAACACTGTAGGTTCTACACCAGATGCCTTTGTGAGATATGCCAAAGAACTTTCACGCTCGTATCAAGCACAGGGAGAAAGGGCTTTAAATGAACAATACGACAGGCAACAACGCCGCTTAGACGAGAGTTTAGCAAGGCGTGGGTTATCTACTAGCCGAGCAGGTGCAGACATTTCAGGAGAATTGCAAAGGCAAGAGTTCAATGCTTTACAAAACTTATACGACCAAGCACAACAGTATGGCTTTAATGCACAACAAGCATTACAAAATCAAGCACGTGGTGCATTAAGCACTTTGGGTGGTTATCAAAGCAACCTTATGAACGCAGACCAAAGTTATTTAAGCCAAGCATTAAATACGGCAGCGACAGGTCAATCTTATGAAAATGCAAAAGCGAGAGTTGATAATCAGAATATACAAATGGCAAATACAGGTTGGCAGAATGCTTTGAATACCTTTAGCGATTTAGGTGCTTTGGCAGGATACTATATGGGTTCACAAGGTGGTATGGGCGGTGCGACAGGTGGAACTTCTCTTATGGCAAATCCGAACCTTAATCTCTCAGGCACTACAAGTATTTTACCGAACTATACCCCTGCAGTTCCTGAGTTCTCTACTTTAACAAGTACGCAATTTGTGAGGTAATAAAATGGAAGAAGAATTTGATTTATCTGAAGTTGTAAGTGATGCAACGAAGGCACAAGCCGATAGAGATTTCTATTTGGCTATGGCTACACAAAGCAAAGCGGCAAGCCCGATAGCAGCATATTTGGCAGGTGCGGCAGGTGCGAAAGCAGCAAGTATGACAGGAAAATTACAAGCACAAAAAGATGCTCAAACTGCCGCCGACAAGTTTACCAAACGCAGAGATGATTTGGTCTTAAATATGCACGCAGTAGCGAGAGATAAGAATATCAATCCTGCTACAAAGGCAGGTATGATTGGTTTGATTGCTAGAGAAATTGGCTTGCAACCGAAAGACTATGATGCAGAAAACAATGTGCTTAATGTCGCCGACCCGAAAGGTAATATGATGACATTTGACTTCAACGAAGAACTTGACAAGAAAGGACAAGCAGCCATTGATAAAATAAATGCACAAATTGAAACCGAAGGTGCAAGAAAGAAACTTTATGAAAGCCAAGCAACTAAGAATTTGAGAAGTGGTAGTGGAACTAAGCAAACTCAAATAAAGATAACAGACATCAAGAATGACCCACGTTTTAAAAATGTTCTTCAAGATACAGCAGACTCTTATACCGCAGACATAACAGATAGCCTTTCCGACTTAAACGAAGATGCTAGAAGAGATTTATATAATATGCTTAATAAAGGCGAAGATAAAGTCCGAATCGCTTACGGAACTGTTTATAAAGCATTACAAGATGAGTTCGGTGGAATGTTTGGAAACAAAGAGCCACAAAGCACCGTAGAAGAAAAAGTGAATTTAACTGATATATGGTCTAATATGTAGGAGTAGCCAATGAAATTAGATGAGAAGGCTTATTCTTTTATAAAGCAAGCGAAACAAGCAGGTGCTTCTATAGAAGAAGTTTCTGCTTTTTTAAAACAAAAAGGATATGAATTTGAAATGGGAGAGAAAGTTGAGCAAGAAACCCAACAACCCCAACAAACTCAAGAGCCTTCTGCTGAATACTCAGGGCCGAACTATGTTACAGGTGCAACGAGAGAAGCAATCAGTGGAGCAACGCTAGGTGCGACACCTTATATTGCAGGTGTTACCAATATACCTGCAAATTATCTTGCCGGAAGATTTAAAAACCCTATTGAACTTTTCAAAGAAGGGAAAAGTGAATATAAAGCAGAGCAAGAAAAGTTTAAAGAAGCATATCCCACTACAGCAACTGCGGCAAATATAGTTGGTTCTATACCGACTTATGTCGTTGGTGCTGGGGAAGTATCGGCCGCACTTAAAGGTTCAAAGGTATTAGCAAATGCACCAAAAGCAGTTAAGGCTTTGGCAACTTCTGTAGGTGCTATGCAACCTATAGCAGTTCAAAAAGGTATAGAAGAAAGTCTACAAGAAGATAGCACAGTAGGCTCTATTGCCAAAGCGACAGGTGTAGGCGAATTAGAGGCATTAGCATTTGGTTTAACTTTCGGTGCTTTAAATCCTTTAGAGAGTAAAGTTCTTGCGACGGCGAGTAAAATGACGGGCCAAACAAAACCTTTCACACAATGGCTTGCAAAACAAGCGGCTAAAACTCCTTTTATAGCAACTGAAGGTGCAGCCATAGGTGCTATACCTGCTTTGACACAAGGTCGTTTACCGACTAAAGAAGAAATTGTTTCTGGAACTTTAGCGACAGGTGCATTAAGAGGTGTAGGGGAAGTGGCAAGCGTTGCTTTACCTGCCGCTAAAAGATTTTTAACCGAGCCGACTGCACAAAGGAAAGCAGAAATTAAAGCCGAATACGAGAAAGCACAACTTCCAAGAGAAGTAGATGAATTGAAAGCCAAAAGATTAGAAAACTATAAAACTTTAAGAGAAGGCACAACAGTAGAAGAACAAGCACAAATAAAAGAAGAAAACAAAGTTCTTACGCAAAAAATAAAAGACATTGAAAAGCCGACTATTGAAATCAAAGAAGCAACGGAAGAAGAAGTCAAAGCATATTTGAAAGACCACCCAACTACTAACGAGGCAACTGCTAAAAAAATTATTTCCGATGCCAAGACGAGAACAAGTGTAGCAGAAAAGAAACCTACTGCACAATTAGGGCTTTGGGAAAAGGTACGTAGAACAACGACTTCTGGTATTGAAAGAGTGCAAAGATTCTTTGATGCCTTACAGCCACTTGAGAAATTAGAGAAAGAAGCAAATCTTGCAAGAGGAACAAAGACTACTATAGACCAAAGTGCTAAAAACACTTTAGAGGAACTGACAACAGGCGGTCAAGCAGACGTGCGTATTCAAGAAGTTAAAGATAAACTTGAGCCGATGTTAAAAGCAGACAAAGATTTACAAAGAAACGCTGATGCGTATATGCAAGCAAAAAAGAGAATTGACTTTGGGAAAGGAAGTGCTTTAGACGAGCAAATTGTTAAAGAAGTCCAACCCGAAGTAAGAAAATACGCCGAAGAAATTTATAAATACAATCAGGAAAGCCTTGACTTACTCAAAGAAAGTGGGCGTATAGACGAGGAATTTTATCAACAATTAAAACAGAAACCTGACTATGTTCCAAGCCAAGCAGAGAATTTAGAATCAATAATCTCTGACGAGCCTACTATCGGTAGCATTGAAAACGTAGTCAAGAAGTTCGGTGGGGAAGCACCTTTCTATAATGAAACGACAGTTGCTTCCTTAAATCAAGGCAAGAGAATTGAGAACTTTAAACTAATGCAAGATGCTAAAAAGCAATATCTCAGAGATGCCCTTGACTTAGGCAGAACAAAGAAGGTAAAAACTGTTACACCTGAAAAGGGCAAGGGAATACCATACAACAAGGAAAATCAAATCGTTGTATGGAAAGATGGCAATGCAGAAGTTTATGAAGTGCCGGAAGAAATAGCAAAGATTTTTAATCCCAAACCGATAGGCGATGAAAACATTTTGCTTACCGCAGTTCGCAGAGGACAGCAAACATTTAAAGGTTTGACTACAGGTTTGAGTGTGGGCTTTGCGGAAAAAAACGTAGCACGTGATGTTTTGGGTGCAAAAGCAAGCAAGTATGGAAAAGAATTAACTCCCGATGCCGTAGCCGAAGCAAGCAAAATTATCTTATCTCCAAATGCCGTACTTAGAGAAGATGTTAAGGAAGTTCAAAGGGCTATCGGTATGAAAGGTACAAGGACAGCATCTCAAATCAAAGACAGAGATGTCGCCGATATTTTAGATAGTTTTAGCAACTTAGATAATGGACTTGAAAAAGCATTTCCAGAAAAGTCAGGCGGAAATAAACTTATGCAAGGTATTGCTATGGCTTTCCAAAAGACAGGGAAATCTCTTTCCAAAATGGCAGGGAAAGGGTGGCAAAAATATTTGGAAGGTGCTTCTTACTTAGGCGACAGGTCCGAAATGGTAACGAGATATGCCGTTTGGAAATCAGCCTTAAAAGCCAATGCAAAGAACGAAGCACAACTTGCCGAGTGGCTTGCCAACCCCAAAACAATTCCACCTGCAATAAGAGCAGAGGCAAGGAAGGAAGCAAGGGAAGTATCTTTGAACTTTACAAGAAGAATGTCCCCAATGATAGAGTTTACGAACAGATATGTAATACCGTATTTTAAACCTGCAATACTCGGCGGAAAGCGTATGTGGGAAGTGTTTACCAATCCCGAAATTGCACCGCAAGCGTGGAATATTGTTGCTAATTTAGGTGCATTACAAGCGGCTTTCAAAACAGGTAAAATGACCGATGAAGAAAAGGCAAAATATTCTCAACTTAGCAAAGAAATGGAAAGCCAAAACTTTTCCTATATGTCTGACGGGAAATTGAGAATTGTGCCTTTAAATCAGGAACTTGCACCTATTGTTAAAGGGCTTGCTTTAATGCAAGAAAAGATTTACAGAACCGCTAAAGGCGAAGATAGAGAAGATTTGATGAAAGAGGCATTAACCGCCTTAAAAGACGGTGCTTTAAATGCTTCCTTAATAGGTTCAACTATCAGTAAAGGTAATGCTATACCACAAGTTGTAAAACCGATAGTGGAAGTAGGCATAAACAGAGATGTTTATACAGGTACAGACATTGAAAGTAAAGCAATGCGTACCAGACCGAAAGAAGAAAGGTATACTGAAAGCACCCCTGAAGTTTTTAAGAAACTTGGGAAAGTTGTACCGGGTTTAAGCCCTGTACAGTTGCACCACCTTTGGAAAGGGTACGGCTCTAGCGCAGGTAAAGAAGGTGTGTTTATTTTTGAAGAACTCTCTGATGCCTTAAAGCCAATGGTAACAGGAGAAGTCAGCGTTTCCACAAAGAATTTAAACAAAAGCAATCCTTTTGTTAGGGCTTTTGTGCCGAACTTAGATACTCCATATAATCAATGGGCTATTGATGCAAATGAGATTATAGAAAGAGTCAAACAAAGCCATTATATTATGAGTAATAATACTAAGAAAAGAAAATTGTCTGACGAAAAACTAAAAGAGTATAAAAAAGACGATAAGATTTATAGCCGTATCACTCCCGAAACACAGGCACTTACACAGATTAGACAGAGAAGAAATAGGGTTATGGACCAAGCCGTAAAAATGCAAGACAAACTCAACAAAGATATTCAAGAAGAGAGAAAGACGGTAAAAGAAGCGCAAATTATTGCTAAGTCTTATGAAATATCTTTAAGGAAAAGACTTGAAGAACTAAATGCTAAAGAGAAAAGATTGTATAAGAAGATAAAGGATATTGAAAAAAGAGAGAATCAAAAAAATACCCCCAAATAAATGGGGGTGTTTTATTTAGAATGTTGCTATATCTTCGGCTTGTTCAAGTTCCTTTTCCATTTCTACCACAGATTTATTGTTTTCATTTAACACGATAAACTCATTTACCATAACTTGAACATTGTTATAGGTATGCCCGTTCTTTTTGTACACGCTGTGCATAAGTTGCCCTTTCTCAATAAGAATCTGGCTACCTTTAGGCAAGCCCATAAGTTTCTCGGCTACTTTGTTCCACGCTACACAATGGAAGTACATTACATTTTTCTTATTCTTGTTAATGTAGTTCTGGGCAATATCAAAATAAGCCATAGTCATAGGCTTATCTCCTACGCCAATCAGTTTTGTGTTAATCTCGCCTGTAGTCCTGCCGGAAAGACGAACTTCGTTAATTATTCTCATTTTCGGTTGTGGCATTTGCGTTCTCCTTATGTTCGCTTTGTTTAATGTGATACACTAAAAGCCAAGTATACATCTTAAAATGGCTTACCAAAAGGTTATGAAGCAAAGTGTTTGGAAAGTCCAATGCTTTTAAAATAGCTAGGAACAAGGCAAAATCTTCCACCAAGAGTTTTTTAGCCAAAGTATAGCCCATCTCACTACAATCCCTTTTAATCTCGTTTAAAACAGAGTTTATATAGTCCGAAACTTTGTCCGTAGGTTTAATCTCAAGTGGCTTGGCATCTTTGTTGGGCAATAAAGCTTTAAACCTATCTTCAAAAAGCCCACAGGCAAAGCCAAAGAAACAGATTACGGCTTGTTTGGCGTACTCATCAGGGAAATCTTGGGCAATGAGCATAGCGTTTTCATAGATGCCATAGACTTTCTTAGCCAACTCTAAGGCTTGCGGATGGCAATCCTTAAAGGTTTCTTCGTAATACTTAATTTGATACTGCTTTTCTTTTTCTATTAGTTTTTTTAGTTGTTCCTGCTTTTGTTTGTTTGTTTTCTTTGTAGTCATATATGATTCCTATTTGGTCTAAAAGTTCTCTGACTTTTGTTTCCGCAACACTACGGCTCTTAGCCAAAGACCTTTGTAGTTGTTTTTGTCTTATCGTTTTAGCTCTATACTTTTGAAAGGGGAGAAAAGAGTAAACATAATACAACCTTTCCCCCTTTAGTGCCTTATTTGTGGGCTTAATTTCCACATTTACAGGCAGTTTAGAGCCAAAGAAGTGGATTATGCCTTTAAAGTGCAAATCCCCTGTTAAAGGCTCTAATTTTTGCTTTACAACACCGATGAGCCTTGTATCTCCAAACATTATAGCCCTCTGGTAACAATATCTTGCACTATTTTGACCTTAATACCGGGAATATTTGTTTTTTCCTTCATAGCCCTTACAACTTTGCCGATTGCGGCGGTGTCTACTAAAAGATATTCTCTAGGTATCAAGTTCACATCCACAATATCAAAATCATATCTATTGCGGATAGTCGTGCCTTGAAGTTTTGGCTTTTCTAACTTCACACTAGGCAAAATAGTTATGCCGTTCTGCGATAATGACTTGTTTGCTTCTTCCAACGCAAGTTGCTCTTGTTTTAGACGTTCATCTGCTTTAGCGTTGTAAGCGACCATAAGTTTTTTTATGGCTTGCTCGCCCTTTTCCATAGGTTCAAGAAACTCTTTCTCTTTCGCCCGAAGGTTTGCCATTGCTTCATTAAACGGCTTTTTAAGCCCGTCAAAATGTGCTTTAGCCGCTTTGCGTAATGTCGTTATCTTGCGTAAAACGGAGTTTGCCTCATTAAGTTCTTGCTCATTTTCAATCGTCAAGAAATCAACGACATCTAAAATGTTCTGTGCCTGAACTTGTAAATCGTTTTCAGTTATTTCCATCTTGTTCCTCTCTTAAATAGCCATTGTTTTTACGCCAATGGTAAACTGTTGCCATCGCTAAAAATGTGTTATAGTCATTTTTATCGTGGTAGGGCTTGTATATCGCCCTGTCTAAGTCCCAATGTATCTTTACGCAACATCTTTCGTAGTTCATAAAGTTTCTTGGGTCGTAAGCAAGAGCATATCCGGCTGTTTGTAAGGCAGACCACGCTTGCGGATTGCCTGATTTGAAGTCTAAAATCATACTCTTGCCCGTATTGAGTTCAACAACTCTGTCTATTGTACCTGCGAAAAGCACTCCGTAATTGACTTGCTTTTCAACTTGTGGCACACTTTTTATGCCAACACTCTTTTTGAAGTTTTCCCAAAGTAAAATGCACTTTTTAAGGCGTGGGTCTAAATCTGTGGTGTCTAAAATGCCTTTATCGTGCAACTCTAATGCCTTATGGACTGCCGAGCCGTTTTGTAAAGACGTTTCATTATGCCTAAAATTATCCATAAGCCCGTTTGCTTTGAGTATTTGCGATACAGAGGGGGTAAGTATACCCCCCACTCTGTATTCGTGCAATTCTTCATTAAAAACAATATTATTGTTCATCACTACTGTTCATCTTTGAAAGAGTGTATTGTGTCGCCTTCAGCAACAAAGGATATTTTCATACCTGTTCTCTTTTTCATTTCGCTTGCGACTTCGGCAGTTCCAATGTTCCACCTATCTTCTTCTTCAGTCAAGGGGTTTACGGCTATCAAGGTGCGTTTTCCGGCTAAAAGTAAAACTCTTTTGACATAGCGGAACATTCTTCCCATACCTTCCATCGGTTGCGGTTCGGCAATGACTTCTTGCGGTGCTTCAATGGGCATTTCTTCCTCAATGACAGGTTCGGCTTGCGGAACTTCCTCAACAATCGGTTGTACGTCAATCACTTTCTCCGCTTTTACCTTTTTTGACTTCGGTTTCGCTACTTCTTTCGGTTCTACGATAGAAACTGTGTTTTCTTCTTCATCTTCCACAGTAGCAAATCCTTGTATAACATCAGGATAAACTTGGGAAATGATACGGCTTACTGCTCTCCAATAAAGCATATCAGACGGGTGTTTTTTCCAAGCATCAGAACGGGCGGTAAGACCTGCTTTCTCGGCTTGCTCAATGGTGTAAGTAATGCTTACAGGTTTGGGCCATCCTTTGCGTTGCGTTTCTACGGTGCATTTTTTATCGCTTTGTTCTGTCGGAATAATGTAATCGCAGACAGGGCTTTTTAAGACAATGCCGAGTTTGGTTCTTCCCCAGAAACCGACTTTGCCATTAACTTCCATAACTTCTGATAATGCCGTAATCGGTAAGCCGTACTGTTTGCAAGTTACGATAAGCATTACAGCCGTATTTAAGTCCCCTCTAAATGATTGAGGGATGAATTTTGACCTGCATAAGAAGTTCGCCAATGCCCTAACTTCTAACATATTTTGGGGTTCGCCCACAGACATAGCCGTATATTCTTCTTTAGACGGACTATAGACGTCTGTTACTACTTTGATACTTTTGTTTTCTTCCATTTTTTTCTCCTATTAAGTTTTTTTTGCCAATACTGATATTCTTTTGCCGACATCGGTTTGCCTAAAAGTTGCAAAATGTAAAATTGCTTTCTCGGATAAGGTTTACTCTTGCCTGCAAGCCAATACCAGTATTGCATACGAGTGATTTTCAACTTCCTTGCCATTTCTGACTTGGATAAGTTTTGCTCCACTCTCTTTTGTTCTATTTCTTTAATCAGTTGTTCGGGTGTATACATAATTCGCAAATTTGACAGAGTGTCCGTAACGATTTTTGCCCTTCTCGTTTCGGCTTGTGATTATATGTCCCTCTTGGCGCAATAAATGTATAATCGCAGATAAACGTGTTGCGCCGTAAAACTCTATGGCTTCCCAAGATGTGATACTCCCGAACTGCTGTAAATGCCTTAAGACCATCGCTTTTTGTGTGTTTTGTGCTGACATTTCCTTCCCTCTCCTTTATTTCTTTACTGCTCGTACTTCATAGCCCAGAACATCTAATATTTTTACAAGAGTAGACAGTCTGGGGTTGCCTTCTTTCTCAAGCTTGCAGATGTGGGTTGATGGTGTGTTTGTTTGCTTTGCCAATTCCGCCTGTGTTATCCCTTTTGCTCGCCTGATGTTTTTTAAGTCGTCAAGTATTTTATACATAATTTTTACTCCTTTGTCAATAGTTTATTAAATATAATAGTATTATTATACATATTATATTAACGGCAAGCGATAGAATAAGCCCTGCTTTTAATAGCCTAATTTTTGATATGGCATTTTTTTCTAGTTTCTTTATTGTAAAAGAATTAGATGTAATAATTTTATTTTTTTCCAATTGGCAAGCCATCTCTTCCTCAGAAGCTTTTGAGATTTCATATACTAGCTTATTGATTTGCTCTCTTTGCTGATATATGCAAGCCGTTTTTTCTCTGTTTGTTTTCTCAAGTTGCTCGCATCTGTTTACAAGTCGCTTTTGCTTTTGCTCTAGCTTTTGCAACGGTGTAAGTTTTGCTTGCCTCGCCTTTGCTCGGCCCGGTTTTCTCGGCTTCGTTTCTTTCTTTTTGTTTTGTGGTCGCATTTTTTGCTTCCCTCCTTTTTATTTTTAATACTTCCATATTGGCACACCCTGGAAGATGTGCCACCATTGAAGCACTAGCTAATTTTAGGCATTAAAACTATAAGCTCGCTTGTCCCGTTGTATTTATCATTATTAAAATAATGCGGCCCTCTGTGATTTTTAGCTGTCGGGGGTGCTGGTACAAAATTCCCCAAAACTGCTTCAAGCCGTTTCATATTTTCGGCGGAAAATAGCGCAAATTCGCTTGCCGGTGGTAGCCCTTTCATATCATTGATAAGCACATCATATCTTGGGAATGGCAATTCTATCAGTTGACAAAGGCCTTCCTCTCCGTTATTATGCAAGATATACTTTCCGCTTTCCTCTCTTATGGTGCAATTACCTTTTTTAAATTTAGGCAATTTCAAAACAACCTGCAATCCCTCTTCCATCGTTTCGCCTTTGCCTAGCTTGCGCCTAATTCTAAACAATCCTTGTCCGTCGGTTGCTACCATCTCCAAGAATCCGCCGTCATTTTTAAAGCTGATTCCCTGCAAGTGTTTTCTAGTCTCTAATTTACTAGTAAACATTTGCAATTTTTTCAAGTCCTCACTTCCTAATACAGTATCCATTTTCATAATTTTGCCTCCTGTTTTCTTCTCTCTCTTTTAATCCATTAAATCATAACAATTATCTGCTAATTGATATATATGAGCTTCTACATCTAAATCCAATTCTTTTGCATAAGCTTTAGCTTCTTCAACTGTATCAAAATACCCTTCAACAGTTTGTATGTCGCCATTATCAAATATTAAAATATACGCTTTCATAAATCCTCCTAAATATTTTTATACATTATATATATAATTTCTTCTAGTGTGTCAATTTTGTTGTATTGTTCTTTTGTGTAGTTTTTATTGTGTAATTTTAAAAACCCACAAAGGGGGGCAAGATATAAAATAATATCTTCTAGGCTTTCAAAGCCGAAGCCCTGTTTTTTTAGTTCTGCAAAAATTTTATTATTAATTGTTCCTTTGTTGTCCTGCATTTGCTCAATACCTCTTTTAATGCCGGCATCATATCCTTCTAACCATTTATTCATTTTACTCATAGTTTTTGTTCCTCTCTTTTGTTAATTTTGGCCTAGCTCGTCAGTTGGGGGAGGCCATTCCACCCAAGACGGGGCAACGCTCGCCCCGTTTCGCTTATTTGCTAAAGACTATAAAGTCCCAAGATTGACCGCCCTCTTCGGTGTATTTTTTAAGCCCACAATCTGCAAAAACGCTACGCACTGAAGAGACTCCGCTCCCTGCCGTTGCCAAAATAGGTAAACCTTCGCAGCTGTAAACATAACAAGAATGGGAAAAGTGTCCGCCTTTTTTCAATTTGCCTAAATTATTGATAATTAGTTTTAATATAGCAGGATGCTTTTGTATTGCGTAAGTTATCGCCGCTGATTTCTTATCATATCCGCAACCGCTCGCACTACCCGTTAGCCTGTCGCAGTATCCGTCATTATATATAAAAGTAACTTCCGCATGCGGATTCGCTCCCCAAGTCCTAGAGCGTACCCAATCAATATTGATTTTTATTTGTTTTATGTCTTTTGCCTTTTCTGCCTCTTCAACACGTGCCAAAAGTTCGGCCCGTCTTTTTTCGGTGCGTTTGATTTCAAAGAGTGTTTGGCGTTCGGTTGGTTGTTCAATTCTTACGCCTGTTTTATGGTCGCAAAAACTTGCGCCTTTTTTTAGTTCTTTAATCCTTGTATTAAAGTATTTATTTATATTATTTATTATCATTTTTTTATTTTTCATATTTTTACCCTCTTTTTAATTTATTTTTTTAACATCCAATTTGTTACAACTAAAAACACTATCCAAGATAAAAACACACTAAGCGCAGACCCTAAAAAATTTAGTTTCCCAAATATTGCGCTAATACTTATTATTACTAATATTACCGCAACAAACCCGGCCAGCATTGTAAATATATTTTTTAATTCTTCCATTTTTTTTACTTCCTCCTGTTTTTTGTTTTTCCTTATACCTATACTATAACATACTTTTTGTAATTTGTCAAGCCCTTTTTTTGTCCGTCGTAAGTTTTGCTATAAATTAGGTATCTTGTAATTATAGTATAACATACTTTAAGCATTATGTCAAGTACTTTTTAAAAGTTTGAGGACCTAGATTTTATAGGACCTTTTTAAAATGTTAGTTTAGACTAACAAAAAACATTTTGATACAATTTTATCAGATTTTGAACAGATTTTAACAGGTACAAAAAAAGCAAGGTTTTAGGGTTTTTGAGTTTGCGGAAATTTTACAGGGTTTGCAAGCCTTTTGCAAAATTCCGGCAAGGTTTCGGGGCGGTCGTTTTTTAATCCTTGTGGGGGATTTAGGGGGCAAATGTTGTTTTATTATTATACTATATATTACTATATATTATATCTTTATTATACTTCTATTACTGTTTTTAGTCTTTTCTTAATATAGTATCTTATATTTATTATGTTTTATCGTGCTTTATCTGTATTTTTTGCCTTTGTTGCGTGATTTTTGGCGGTTGGGAGGGTTGCCCTCTCTTTCTTTTACGAAGAGAGAAAGAGAAAGCATAATTTTTATGCCACAACTAAAAAGGGAAAAAGTGCCCATTTTTTGGGGGTTTTTCGGCTAAATTTAAAGTAAATTCTAGGTTTTTTGGAAAAGTCCCCATTTTTCCGCCACTTTTTTGTGTTTGATATTTTATAACATAACAGTTATAAACAAGTTATCCACAGCCTGTTAATTGTTTATAGTTTTAACCCTTTTTGCGTTCAATGCGTTTTAAATGCGTTTTACGGTGTTTTTAATTTCTTATAGGGGGGTAACATAGGCCAAAATGAAATAGAGAAAGTTTTTAAGGCCATTTTTGCCCTAAAAAATGTTGTGATAATTTATAATATGTTAACTAAAAACAACATTTTTCCATTATCAGACGAAGCAAAAAAACGGCCTGCATTTTGGTTTTTTTGGGTTTCCCGGTTGCGTGGTTTTGCGGTTGGTGCTTTGGGTTTGGTTGGCCTGCGTGCGTTTGTGCGTGGTCTTTTTGTGGGGGGTATGGTTTAGGCGGTCAGCGTTTCCGGGCTTTGCGTTCTGTTTGATTTGCTTTTAGGTTTATGCTTTAGCGGTCTTTGCTTTGGGCTTTCGGTTCTCTTTCCCTTTAATAATTCTTTAGTCTGTGGGGGTGTCTTTTTTTTAGGCCCTCCCCCCCTGCCTCTCGCTCTATATATGGCGGTTGTTCTCCCGTAGTTTAATATTTCTCCAGGTAAATTTAAGGTTGTTCTCTCCCTGCATTTTTTTGAGGTCTTGTGGTGTGGAAAAAATTTTTTTGATACAATAAGTTGTGATGTTAGTCATAACTAACAAGTGTGATTTTACGTCGGTGGAAGTGTTCTACAAAAAATACTTGACAACTGTTATAAAAAGTAATATAATATTTATGTGTCTGAAAATTTTTTTGGACTTTAGTTTAATAATAATGGAGGGAAATATGAATCCAGAAATGACACCGAAGAGAAGGTATAACAAAGCTGAGGAAGTCTTTGACGACTTCAAATATTTTGTTGTTGTACCGGGAGCGGAGATAGAAGATGGTCCTTACAACAAAGAGTCTGCGATAGCATTAGCGAGGGAGTATGCGGCTGATTATAAAGGGAGCAACGTGTATGTTTGTCAAGCGATAAAGCAGATAGTATTTAAACCTGAAGTAATAAATATAAAATAAAGAGAGGTATAAAAAATGAAAGTGTGGTGTGTAAAATGTAATAAAAAAGTAGAAGCAGATTTAACAACAGGAAATGTTATTTACCCACATAGACCTGATTTAGCAAATAAAAACTTCTATAAATGCCCATACTGTAAAAATTATGTAGGATGTCATCCAAGTACGACAAAACCTTTAGGATGTATACCAACAGAAGAACTTAAAAGAGCAAGAATAAAAGTGCATAGCAAATTAGATGCTCTTTGGAAAAGTGGCAAATATAAGCGAAGTGATGTCTATAAAATATTGTCAGACCATTTTGGGTATAGTTATCATAATGGCAATACAAAGATAGTTGCAGAGTGTGAAGAAGCAATAACAGTATTAAATAATATTTTAGAGAGGTAATTTATGAAAGATAAGTTTAAGAAAGGCGATATAGTGGAATTTAAGATAGGTTCACTTAAGTTAAGTGGTAATATAATAAAAGCGTTTCACTCAAGGTGTAAAAGTAAACTACATCCTACAGCATACTTAGTTATGACTGACTATCAGATAGTGGGAGAAAAAGATTTGAGGTTAAAGGAGTAATTTATGATAGCAATTAAAGATATGAAAATGCCAAACAGTTGTGATGATTGTCAATTTAGCGTTTTTAAGGCGTATGTTTCGGGTTTCTTTTGTAAAGCATTTACAGGTGCGAACCTTATAAAAAATAGAAAAGAAAGACAAAAATATTGTCCTTTAGTGGAGGTTAAAAATGATAAAAATCAGTAACGAACAAATGGAAAAATTAGAAAACATTGTAAAAGAATTACAACAAAAGAAAGCGTCTGCTTTTAAGATAGTTATCAACGTTTTAGCAGAGTGGGAAAAATTAAAAGAGGTTAAATAATATGGCAGATAAAGAAGAAAGAATTTTTGTATTTACTACTAAAAAATACACGATTAAAGAAACAACAGAAGATGGAGTTATTGTTGATGGATTTATAGAGCCAAGAGACAAAGCCAAAATGTATACACGCCGAGAGGCAATAGAGGTTATGGCAAAGGCATTATGTCATAGACATTGTCCTGAAAAAGTTTGTACTTCTTGTGATGAGTGGGAAAAGTACGGAACAAAAGAAGATGCCGAAACAGCCCTTAACGCTCTTTTGGAAGGGGGTAAAAAATGATAATATCTAAACTTATAAATGACTTAATTACTATCAGAAATCAATGCGGTGACAATTTAGAGGTAATAGTAGAAGATATAAGCTACAAACAATATGAATTAGATGATGCTTTTACTATTAGAGTAGGTAGTAGTGGCAAAGATTTTATAGCTCTTAATCTTAAAAAGCGAGTGAAAGGAGTTTAAAAATGACTAAACAAGAGAAGAAAGAAGGTAAGGTCTTACTTAATATCTTAAAGAATTATCATAGGCATTACACCGAACTACCTAAAGTTAATCGTTCTGTAGCAGGTAACAAGTACCAAGAAGAACAAAAACACTATTGTGCAGGTGCAAAGTTCGGTTTACAACTTGCTATTGAGTTAGTGGAGGTATACCTTAATGGCAGATTACTTTTAGATAGGATGGAGTATTATGGCGAAGAAGAAAAGAAAACCAAGTAAGAAAGAATTAGAGTTTTTGGCTTATGCTTTACCGTGGGAGTTGTTTGACCTCTTGCCTAAAAAAGATAAAGACAAAGATAAACTGATAAAAAACATAATAATACTTTGGGAAATGATAAGGGAGGAATAATAAAACCCCTTGACATCTGTTTTTAAAAAAAGTAAAGTATAAAAAAGGTCTTGGAAACGCCTTAGACGGTCAAGAATAATTTACCAGTAAATCGGCATATCCTGCTGATAAAACCCCACGACACCGTCTAAAGTTTCCAAACTTAAAAGTTCGTGGGGTTCTTTTTTTAGGAGGAGAGATGGAAATTAAAGGTAAAGTGCATTGTTTCTTTGAACAATCCGGCACATTTAAAAACGAGTTTAAAAAACTTGGGTATGATGCTTATGATTACGATATACAAAACAACTTCGGGCAAACTGATTATGTTATAGATTTATTTGCCGAGATAGAAAAAGGGTACAAGGGCGAGCCAAGTATATTTGACAACATAAGCAAAGATGATTTAATAATGGCTTTTTTCCCTTGCACATATTTTACAGGTTCTACAAACCCCTGTTATTTAACGCTTGAAAATATAAATTATAGATGCCTAAATTTAGAAGATAAATTTAAAACTATAATTGAAAGAATAGAACAAAGAAACATTTTTTATATAGTTTTATACAAAATGATAGGAGTTTCATTAAAAAATGGATTAAAAATAATAATTGAAAACCCTTTTACTGCATTATCTTTTTTGCATAATAATTTTTTAAAACAACCTGACATAATTGATGCAGATAGAACTAAAAGGGGTGATTTCTACAAAAAACCCACAGGTTATTGGTTTTTTAATTGTGAAGCGACTTATGGCGAAAGTTGGCAACAAGATAAAGAAAAGAAAAATGTTTGGGAAACTAAAGACCACCGAAAAGGTTTTTCAACCGAAGAACGCTCTATGATTTCCCCCGATTATGCACGAAACTTTATTTGTGATTTCATACTTGGTAAAGAGCAAAAAGGAAGTCAAATGCAATTATTTAAGGAGGAAATATAGAAATGGAAAACGAGAATTACATTGTAGTACAAGGTTGGATGGTAAACGAGTTACATTTAAAAGGGAACGAACTATTTGTTTTTGCTTTAATTTACGGCTTCAGCCAAGACGGGCAAAGCGTATTTAGAGGTAGTAGTAGTTATGTTGCTGAGTGGTTAAACATAACTAAGAGAAGTGCTTTAGATATTCTAAAGAATCTAACTGATAAAGGGTATCTTGTAAAACAAGAACAAGAAATTGCTAACAACTTAAAACTATGCAGTTACAAAATTTCAGAGGCGGTGAAAAAATTTCATCGGGGCGGTGAAAATTTTTCACTGGGGGGCGGTGAAAAAACTTCACCCAATAATACTAATATAGATAATAATATAGATAATAATAAAGAAAAAAAAGAAATTTCTAAAGAAAAAAAAGAATTTGAAGATTTCTGGGCTTTATATCCAAAACAAAGAGCAGGTAGCAAAGCCAAAGCATTAGTTGCTTATTTGAAGGTTCTTAAAGAGAAACGAGCTACTGAAGAGCATTTATTAGCGAAAGTGAAAGAGTACGCTTCTAGCAGGGAAGTTCGGGAAGGGTATGCTAAGGGGTGCGCCGCTTGGCTGAACGACGATAGATTTAATAGTGATTATAATGGAGGAGGGAACAATGGCATTGGAAAAGATTACAACAGAGAAAATACAGGCGAGTATTCCGGCTTGGGAAGAAAAATCGGATAATAGTTATGGGGAGCAAGTGAGGCAGTATATGGCAAAGAAGGAAGCCATACTTGCCCAAAACGCACAGAAACAAGCCAAACTTGCTGAAATTAAGCGTTTAGGTGGCGTAAGGCAGTATGAAACATTTAAAGCTGAAAACTTTGAAAATAAGGCAGTTTTGGAACTTTTAAAAGATTTCCCTAATAAAAATTATTTTATATGGGGTTCAGCCGGAGTGGGCAAAACGCACTTAGCTGTGTCTGTAATACGGAATATTAAAAATGCTTTCTTGACTAGAGTGAGTGAGATTTCACGTGAAATCAGGCAAGACATAACTGCCGAGCGAGAGGAACAGATAATAAATAAATATTCCACAACGCCATTGCTTATTGATGATTTAGGTTCAGAGAAGATGACGGACTTTTTGCAGAACATCTTTTTTGAGATTATAGATAAGCGATGGTCTAATATGATAAACGGCTTGATAATAACTTCCAACATAGACCTTGAAAGGTTATCGGGTGTAATTGGCAACCGAACGGTAAGCAGAATTATCGGTTTAGTTGGGAGAGAAAACATATTTGAACTTGGTGGTTTTGATAGGAGAAAAAGATGATAAACATAAAAGAACTTGAAAACAAAATATTAAATATGGATTGTATAGATTTTTTAAGAAATTGTCCTGACAGGTTTTTTGACTTGGTATTGACTGACCCACCTTATGGGAAACAATATGCGAGAGGTAAAAATGGGTGGGGTGTATGTGATAATAGACCTGATATACAAGATGTTAAATGGGACAATAAAACGCCATCACAAGAAATATTTAATGAAATCATAAGAGTTAGTAAAAATCAAATTATATTTGGTGGTAATTATTTTACTGATAAACTTCCTGTATCAAATTGTTGGTTAGTATGGGATAAAATTGGCGGAAATATAAATAAATCAGTTTTCGCAGATTTAGAACTTGCGTGGACATCGTTTAACAAAGTCTGCAAAAAATATACTTCTGTTTCAATGGGTTTTATAAAAGATGATAAAAGTTATAGATTTCATCCCACGCAAAAACCTGTTGGCTTATTTGAGCGTATTTTAAACGATTATAGCAACGAAAATGACCTTATACTTGATTGCTTTTCAGGTAGCGGAACAACTGCGATTGCTTGCCATAATCTCAAAAGGCGGTTTATATGTATTGAAAAGGACAAAGAGTATTGGCAAAAGAGTTGTGAGCGTTTAAAAGCAGCACAGGCGCAATTAACTTTATTTTAAAAAAACACTTGACAAACAGATAAAAAATATATATACTAGAATTGCACAAGATGTGTTATACACCCACATCTTTCATAGGCTTGCCAAGTGCCGTGCAAAAATTGGCGAGAGTTGCGGTAGACTCTTCCCCTAAAACTACCGCAAGATTTTAGGTTCTTTAACAATTTGCAGGGTAGAGAAACGGTATCTCACTTGGCTCATATCCAAGAGATAGTGGGTTCAACTCCCACCCCTGCTAGATTTACCCTGACCACAATGGGTGTAATAATAATTGTGGGAGCTAAAGGATTGCAAATTAGCCTTGCTGAACAGATGGCCTATCTCTGTGGCGAAACGATAGGCATAGATTTAAGGGGAAGGCAAAAACGAGTTTAAGACCTATTCATCTTGCCGTATCTCGCAAGACCCCGACAAAGTAGATAATTAGCCCTGAGGTGTGCTAACTCCAGAAACACCTCAAAGATTTGATATGAATAGTACGACTGAAAGAATATTAAAGAATCCATTTTATGTGGAAACGCCGGAAACGCCAACTCAACTTGGGCCGAAGGGCTTGAGATATGACTTTAACGACGGTGCTAGATTATGGCTTCCTAAAGGAGAATGGTATGTGGAACTTAGTGATAGTGAAACGGGAAACATAATTTTTAGCACAAATACCGACGGAGATTGGGTTCTTTCAGCAAAGAAATACTTTATACCTTTCAAGATTAGAGTATGGGAACGATTAGCAGAAAAGCCGTTCTTTGAGCACACTATGGACTTGAAGGACAAAGAAGTTTTGATTAAATGTCCTGTAGGAACACTTGGCGATATAATTGCGTGGATGACTTATATAGATAGATTTCAGAAGAAACACCAATGCAAAGCAGAAGTTTGTATGCAAAATAAATTAGCCGAGATATTTGAAGGGCAGTATCCTAATTTAACATTTACACATTTACCTGGAGAAGCGAAAACTAAAAACCCATACGCAAGTTATTATATGGGTTTGTTCTTTAACGGCGATACAACTTTCCAACCGATAGACTTCAGACAAGTTGGTTTACATACTACGGCAGGACTTATTTTAGGGGTAGATACTTCTGAAGAAGCACCGAAAGTTAAACTCGGTTCGGAGAGAAAAATTAAGGAAAGGTATGTCTGCATTGCGTGTAAAGGTTCTTCTCAAAATAAGATGTGGAATAATGGTTATGGTTGGGATGAAGTCGTTGATTATTTAAAGAGCATTGGTTATAGAGTTTTGTGCATAGACAAGGAAAGAACTACGGGGCAAGGTTTTGTGTGGAACAAAATGCCTTACGGAGTTGAGGACTTCACAGGAAACTTACCTTTACAAGAGAGAATTGAATTGCTTGAACACGCAGATTTCTTTATCGGTTTGGCTTCTGGGCTTGCGTGGTTAGCGTGGTGTTGCCATATACCAATAATTATGATTAGTGGCTTTTCATTACCATATTGTGAGTTTTATACGCCGTACAGAGTATTTAATGCACAAGGTTGTAATGGTTGTTGGAACGACGTAAATGTGAAGTTTGAACGAACTTATTTTTGGTGTCCCAGACACGCAGGTACTTCTAGGCAATTTGAGTGTACACGTCTGATAACAGGTAGTCAAGTAATAGGTTATATAAAAAGACTTATGAAAGACCACAATTTAAAGGAGATAATATGAGCGACTTAATGAGGTATAAAATAGACCGAATCAAAATGTGGCTGAGAAATAAAATAGCAAACTATCTTGAGAGAAAGATAGAAAAATCGCAACGCTCTATAAAATTCAAAAAACCTTTAGAGTGCTATGTTTGGGTCGTAGACAGAGAGTGGAATCACGACTGTGTATGGGAAAAGATTTATGGATTAGGCGAACTAACGATGTGTGGCTATGCTAGACCAAGCGACATTGACGAACTTGGGGATATTATAAAAATATTATTTAAAGTTTTATTTTTTGGCACTAGGAGATAAAATGGCAGAAACATATTATTCTTTGCACCGAGAAGAAAGATTGGCTTATCAAAAAAAGTATGCAAAGAAAAACAAGAAAAGACTTGCTGAGTGGAAAAAAATTTATGACAAAATAAATTTTGAAAAGCATAGAGAATATCAGCATAAGTATTATTTAGAGCATAAAGAAAGGCACGCTATGTTGGCAAGACAAAAATATTTACTTAAAAAGAAACAGTTGACAAATTAAAAAAATTATTCTAAACTAGCATTAGGCAAAGGCAGTACTTATAGTTTTCAAGTCTGGTTCCTCTCTTAGAACAAGGCTGACACGCCCTAGATTAACTGCCAATGCCTAAGGTCTAGGGCGGTTTTATTTATGGGCAAGAGCGTAAAAGAACTAATTAAGAGCAATAGTACGAACACTTATGAAACTTTAAGAAAGTTTTATATACAGGTTATCAATGGGGAAATCTTTGACGAGAAAGTAACAAAAGACGGAGATGTCGTTTCCGTTCCACCAAGTATAGCCGTTCGTGTTGAAGCCGCTTCAGCATTACAACGTATGGAAATTGACAAGGTACAAGGTAACGCAAAATCAAGAGATACAGACGATGCCATAAATGCTAATGCAGATGCTCTTAAAGTTTTAACTGAACTTGCTGAGAAAAAGAGAAAGAAGTGATACAAGAATTTCTTATTAAAGGCAAAGCAATACCTGCAAGCCGACCTAGAACGGCAACGAACTTTCGCTCTAAAACGGGCGGATTTTTTATTTATAAACCTAAAGCCGATATAGATTGGCAAGAAAGTATTTATAAACAAGTTGCTATGCAAAGACCATTTTGTTTTGAAAGAAATATTCCTATAAAGGTAATAAGTTTTTTATACTATCAAAAGCCGGACAAAGCAACTTACGAATACCCTATTAGCCATAATATCGGAGATAATGACAATATTGAAAAAAATCTTTTTGATGCCTTGCAAAGTAGAAACATAAAAATAGGGAAATTAAAAGTAAAACAAAAAGGACTTTGCTTTGAAGATGATTGCCAAATAGTTTCCACAATATGCCGAAGATTTTATACACTTAAAGAAGATTATGTTATACTTAGAATAACAGATGAACTTTATAACAGAGAAGTTGAAAATTTATGACAGACGAAGAAATACACGCTAAAGTGATTGAGTTGTACTATAATGACAGAGTAGGCTTTGTTGAAGATATTATCTTTAACAGAAAAAAGAAATACTCTATTGACGTACCACAACTAAAAATACTTAAAGATTTAGATAACGGAAAGAAGAACTTGGCAATAAAGTCCGGGAAAGGTGTGGGTAAAACTACCGTCGGCTCTTGGATAATTTTGCACTATTTAATGACAAGACCGAAGTGTATTATAACTGCAACTGCACCGTCTGCAAATCAGTTAAACGATGTATTATGGCCCGAAATAAAAAGATGGCTGACGATTATGGATACTTCCGATAATCCGATAGGACAAGTGCTTGCCAAGAACTTTAAGTGGACTGCCGAAAACATTTACCATAAGGACTACGGAGATATATGGTTTGCGGCGGCACGCACAGCAACAAGAGATAACCCACAATCTTTGGCAGGTAGACATAGCGAATATAACTTAAACTTTATAGATGAGGCATCCGACGTAAGTGATAAAGCCGTAGAAGCAATGGAAGGTAACTACGGCACAAACGAAACAATTACCATTTTGATAGGAAACCCCGTAAATACAAGTGGTTCTTTTTATAGAATATTTAACGAGAAGAACCCGACATATACTTGCCATACAATCAGTTGTTTAGACAGCCGTATTGCTACCTTTGACTACGTAGAAAAAATGGCAAAACGCTACGGAGAAGAAAGCGACATTTACAAATCACAAGTTTTAGGAGAGTTTCCACAAACAAGCACAAGTGCCTTTATACCTTATCAGCTAGTCCGCAAGTGTGTAAATCTTTTTGATAAGGCGAGTCAAGGTTCTGATGTTATGAAGTGTATGGGCGTAGACGTTGGCTTTACAGGGGATAGCTCTGTAATTGCTTATAGAACAGGAAATGTTTTTGACAAGTGGAAAGAGTTTCGCAATAAAGACCCAATACAACTTGCTGAAACTGTAGCGAGAGAAGCAGTTAGGTTTAAACCTAGATACATTATGGTAGATAGTAACGGCTTAGGTATCGGTTGTTCTAGGAGATTAAAACAACTCTTAGACGGACAACCTATGGAAATATTAGAAGTCAATGTAGCACAAGTGGCAACGGATGGTAGAGTATATTATCGTTTGCGTGATGAACTTTGGGGAAGGTTTAAAGAAGAAATCAGACTTGGTGCGGTATCACTTTGGGATAATGAAGATGAAGATTTGTGTGGAGAGTTAAGCACACCGAAATATAAAGTTGAAGGTGTCATTAAGGTAGAGAGCAAAGATGAAATGAAAAAAAGAGGAATCAAGTCCCCAAATATAGCAGATGCCCATATCTTAACTTGCTATTTACCGAGTGAAGAATACCACTTGACAAACTACAGAAATTATGATATAAATAGTATGGATGATACGACTTATGATACTTTTGACGAAGAGGCAGGGTATTGATGGCAAAACAAAAAATTAGTGATATATATGTTGCTGATAATTTAGAAGATTTTATTTCCACTCTATTTACTCAATTTGCGGAAAGCCGCAGACCTTATGAACAAGTATGGAAAGAGTGTTGGTGGAACTTTCTAGGGCAGTATAACCCGGAGAAAAGACTTCAATCAAACGAGGGAGAGAAAGGGCGTTCACGCATTTTCTTCCGTCTGACACCACAAAAAGTAAGAGCGGCACAAGCCAAAATAATGGAAAGTATCGGTATGGAAATACCTTTCAATATTGTTCCTTTATTTGATAACCCTCAAACCGAATATAATATGGAAGTCATTTCTTCCTCCCAAAAAGACATCATAAGAAATCAATATAAGAAAATAAACCTTAGAGATAAATTTGATACTGAAACTTTACTTATGTGCATTTACGGCACAGGTATCTTGAAAGGACCTATCATATCTGAAAAGATAGTTCCTTCCGTAGAAGAAAATATTATCAAGGTTATGGGCGTAGATGTTCCTATGTGGAAAATACCCTTTAAGCAATATCCGAGATGGAAAAGGGTTTATCGCAGAGAATATCTAAAAGAAGTAGAAAGCGTAAGTATTTGGGATTTCTATACAGATGTAAATGTAGATACTGCCGAAGAAAGTATCGGTAATATTGAGAAACATTTATACTCTCCTTACGAGTTCCAAAGCAAATTCTTAAACAATCCCGATTATAATCAAGACAATGTAATTGCTGCTTACAATATGGCTTATGTTCCCGAAGAAGTGGAAAAAGAACAAATAGTTGAAGCAGATAAGTTTATGGGTGTACAAGCACCTAAGGACTTGCAAATTACAGTTATTGAGTATTGGGGGCAAGCACCTTACGGCTTGTTAAAAGAACATTTAGAAGAAAAGGAACTTGACGGCTTAGACAAATATAAAGATACTGATATTGTTGAGTGTTCCGTCGTTATGACGGCAATAAACAACGATACCGACCATTTAAATAATTGCAGTATCTTGAGAGCCAAACTTAATCCTAGTGGGCAGAGAATTTATAAAGTTTGCCCGTTCATAAAGAATCCCGGTAATCCTTATGGTATCGGTGTAGCCGAGAGCATTATGGATAGCCAAAAGATTATTAACTCTTTATCAAGGCTTTTGGTTGATAACAAAGTTCTTAGTGGTAACAGTATGTTTGCCGTACAAAAAGAACTTATTGATACGAGAGCAACGAAGAACGGATTTAAAGTCCATCCAGGAAAGATTTTCTTTACAAAAGGTGATGTCAATCAAGCTATTAAACCTTTGATTTTCCCTGACATTACAGGTGGTATTGATGTTACTTTAGACCGCTTTGAAAGGTGGGCAGACGAAGAAAGTGGCATACCGAAATATACGCAAGGGGAAGCAAGCAGTTCTTTCCTTAATAAGACGGCATCTGGTATGTCAATGATTATCAATCAGAGCAACGTGTTTTTGAAAACAACAATCAGAAACATTGACGAGTTCTGGATAAAGCCTATCACAAGAGATTTTAATTCTTTAAACGAAATTGACGGCAGTTACCCTGAAGCAATAAATATACCTATGGATGTAGTTCCAATGGGTGTAGACAACTTAATGGCAAAAGAAATTAAGTTTGAAAACTTAATAAAACTAATCAATCTTTCTAAAGAGGTGGGGTGGATGCCGTATGTTAAGAAAGTAGATGCATTAAATACCGTATCAGATTTACTTGATGTTAAAGGCTATGTGGTAAACCCGGTAGAGGCACAGCAGATAGACCAGCAGTTGCAAATGCAGGCAGCACAACAGCCACAAGCTACCTTATCGGCGAATATCAACTCCGACTTGCTTAATGCGTTATCAAGCACCGAAAGAGTACAACTTGTTCAAAAGTTAGGACTTCAAGGCGACATAAACGCTAATAATGAACTTCTTATGAAGAAAGCACAGGACTTAGAACTTGAAGCCCAACAAAAGATAATGATTAACGACAGAAAGGAACTTGGTAAGGCACAAGGCAAAATGGCAAATGATATTCTTGGCAGTATGGTTAAACAAGAAGAACAGCCAAAGGTAGAAGAAAAAACAGAAATAGTAGAGGAACAAACAAATGAAATACCTGAATAAAGAAGGTGTTAAATTTGTTCAAGAAGAGTTACGCAGGTGCAAGACACTTTTAGAAACTTGTAAACCTGAGGAACTTGGGTATCTCCAAAACTCAATAAAGATATATAGGTCTTTACTTGCGCAAGCAGGAGAGAAAGAGGAGATTGAAACAGACGAAGATTTATTAGGATTATAGCGTAAGCTACCCTAAGGAGAAGCAATGGAAAATGTTGAAAATAAACAGGAAACAACCCCTGTAGCAGCAGAGCAAACTGCTCCTAATGCAGAAGAAGTTTATAACAAACTTATTCAAGGGGATGTATCTTTAGATGCCGTATCTATGGAAACAGGGCAGATTAGTTCGGAAAGCGCAAACCCGAACCCTGCACAGAAAGAAACAGGCACAACTGAAGAACCTAAAACAACCGAAGCAGTTACCGAAACTGAAACGCTTGAAACCTATAAGGCTAAAGCGGAAAAAGAAAGGGAACGCTTGGAAAAAATTGCTAAAGATAATCAAGCAGAGTTCACTCGTAGAAGCCAAGAACTTGCTGTAAAAGAAGCGGAAATCAAGGCTTTGAAAGAAGAACTTTCGCAATTCAAACACGACCAAGAGAAGGAAACTGAACTTGATATGTCTAAATTTGAAGATTATCCCGACGAAATTAAGGACACTATTAAAGCCCTTAACAATGCAAATAAAGCATATAGACAGAAACTTAATGATATAGACCAATATGTCAATGAGGAAAAGTCTAGGCGTTCTTCAGAAGAACAAAGACGACAGGAAGCATTGCGTATCCAACAAGAGTTTAGAGAAGTTGTCTTACCGCAGATTAAGAAAGAAATACCTGATTATGATGTATTCATACAGCAAAACTTTCCTGCTTACAGGCAATGGGCATTAACTCTATCAAAAGGCCAACAATTTGCCTTCTTACAATCCAATGACCCTAGAGATTTAATTGCTGGGTATAAGGAATATAAGAAATTCGCAAATTTGCCTTATGAAAAAGAAGCAATAAAACAAACTAATATTGAACAACAAAAAACACAAGAGTTATATTCTAACAGCGTGCCTGCTTCTAAAAAGACCGTAGCACCTAAAGCACAACCCCCTGTGGATGAGCAAAGTGCCTACGAAAGAGAGATAGCAAGACAAGCGGAGGAATATAACAAATTATATAGGAGATAGAAAATGGCAAATAATACAGGAGTTTCAACAACTTCTTTAATCGCACCTCAGTATGCGTATTATTCCTTTTCGCAACTTTTACCTTTTGCTCGCCAATATATGAACATTAGTTTGGTGGCTCAAGTTAAACCGTTGCCGAAAAATGCTTCTACTGTTGCACACTTTACAAGGGTAGAACGCTTAGAAACAGACCCGATTGAACTTACCGAAGGTATTACACCGAATGCTACAAAGATTGTTATCAACACCGTTGAAGCAACTTTGAAAGAATACGGTCGCTTTATTGAATATACCGATAAAGTTGAAGATACCTCATTCGTAAGTGTTATCAAAGAGTTCGCACCAGTCTTGGGCGAAAATATGGGTGCTGTTCTTGAACAAATCAACGCAGTTGAACTTTGCTCTGGTACAAACGTTGGCTTTACCAACGGCGCTGCTAGAAGCTCAGTCAATACCGCACTTACAGTTACCGCAGTTAAAAATGCAGTACGCTTCTTAGAAAGACATTTTGCTAAGAAAATTACTCGCATTAACAACCCTGCGAACTTGTATGCAACCTCTCCAATTCCTGCTTCTTACGTGGCTTTCTGCCATAGTGATTTAAGGAAAGATATTGAGGCACTTACAGGTTATGTCCCTGTAGAAAAATATGCTTCCGGCAAACCGCTTAACGAAAACGAAATCGGCTCTGTTGCCCAAGTTCGTTTCGTTATGAACAACTTCATCACAGTTGCTAAAGATGCTGGTGCTACCGCAGGTGGTACAGTTATTTCTACAACTGGTACAAATGCAGACGTTTACTGCATTCCTGTAGTTGCACAAGATGCCTTTGGCGTTGTGAACTTGACTGGTTATGGTGCAGGTAAAATGTACTATGTACCTGTCGGAGAAGCTACCAAATCTGACCCGTTAGCCCAAAGAGGTTCTATCGGTTACAAAGTTTGGCATACAGGCAAAATCTTAAACAATGATTTTGTTTACAGAATTGAATGCGCTGCAAGCATATAGGAGGCAAATAGATTATGGAATTTGAAAACCCTAATATTGTAAGCATCCCTGTTTCTTGCGACGGTAGTGCCTACCAAGCAGAAGTAGGTTTCAACCCCCGTAAAGTAGAAGTCATCCAAGACGGTGGCTACTGCGCTACGGCATACAAAGCAAGCACAAAAGCAATCAAAGTAACAAGCTCAGGAACAACTTTTGTTTCTGGTTTAGTTTCTTTTGATGGCGAAAACAAGATAACTTTAGGTACTGATGCAGACTTAAACGTATCAGGCCAAGTTACCACGTTGCTTTGCTACAAATAGTCTTAAAGGGAATTGCCGAGTATTTCTCGGCAGTTCCCACTAATTAGGAGGAACAGATGGCTAAGAAAGAAGAAAAGAAAGAAGTCCAAGAAATTAAAGAAGAAGTTGCACAAGTTGAAACAAAAGACAAGATAGAGCTTTCCAAAGATGAACTTGATGCTTTACTTCAAAAAGCAAGGACTTCGGCACAGCAAGAAATGGCACTTGCTCAAGCCAAAGAAAACGCTAAAAGAGCTTTAGAAGAAGAAGCTAAAGCAAAAAGAGAAGAAGTCTTAAATATGGAAAGCACAAGACAGATTTTAAATAATCAAAAGAAATTCAAATGTGTTATCTATGCTCCCGAAGGAGAAAGTAATGTTAAAGGTTCTAGCCTTAGCATTAACGGCGTAGAATATAAATTTGAATACGGCAAAGAAATTACCTTGCCTGAAGCAGCGATTGAACTCTTAGAAAATTGCAAGACTTTCGGTACACCTCAAATTATTGATGGTATTGATGAATACGGCAATAAATGCAAGACTTTAGCACCGAACAAAATTGCAAAGTTCAAAGTTAGTGCAAGACCTGCATAAAAGGATATTTATGGAAAGTATAGAATATAGATACATACAAGGCATAAAGACATTAAGAGCAGTTTTTCAACTTACTGCCACCAAGAAATATTGGAACGATAAAACAAATATGTTCCAAGATGAAATAACAGATGATTGTTATTTACCGATGGTAGAACTATCTTTTGATAATGTCTACAATAGCGACATTGATAGTTTTGACTTTATGAAACTCTATAAGGATATTATAGAGGAAGGTTTGTATGTAACGGCTTCAGCAAACTTACGTATTGCTCCTGCTGCTCTATATTCTATACTTATTTTCGACGGCGAAACTTTAATTAGCAAGACACAAAAACAAAAAGGCAGTTCTAAAACCTTCTTAGAAATGATAAGGGAAGTGCAGATAAGATTAGGATTTCCTGAAAGCAAACGCCTTATAGAGCCAAATGCACGCAAGTTGGGAAGTATGATGAACGATGCTATAAGAATTATACTTTCTAGTGGTAAAAGTCGTTTAGATTGCAAGGTTCTCTTTAGCACTTTAGTTAAGGAAGGGGCAAATGAGATATTAGTAAACCCTGCGAATTGCGACAATCTTAACGGACTTGGAAAGGTCTTTTTAGACGGAACAGAAATAAGCCAAGCGCAAGCAGTTCACGCAAACTCTTTTATAAATTATGCAAAAGGCAACCCAAATGTTTACATTATCTCAAGCAAGACTAATTATAATTTAGGATTAACTTTTAACAGTTTCTTGACAGAAGATAAATATTTTGATATAGAAGTATATGAACACCCCAAGAAATTAAGATTCGCAGGAGATAGAACAATTTTAGATAGCGACTTAATTATCAAGGGAACTGAGTTTTTGGCTAAAGATGATGCAGGTATGGGCGGAGATGTTTCCGGGAGAGAAATGTTTTACCGCTACTTGAACACCGATGCCAACTTAAATGACGATACAAATTGGAGCGAAATGAGTGTATAGATTAACAGAAAGTCTTACTAATGACTTAACAGGTGGAGAAATATCCATAACAGCACCAGGCAAAATGGATACTAAGTATTCCCTACTCTTACAAAATCTATACATAAAAGATAACAAGATTCGCAAAATATGGGGTTATAAACCGATACATACTAATAAGATAGCTACGGCAGTTTCAAGTGGTATTGAATTTGCTTATGGCGTAAATAAACAAGTTTATGTCGGTGGGAAAGGCACAATTTATAGGCTTGCTGGGGACTCTCTCCTTGAACTTTATCAAAGCCCCAACTTCCAAAACAGCTCCAAAAAGATACACTTCGTTCAAATGACAGACAAAGTTGTTGCCGTAAACGGCGATGACGTTGTTTGCTACATTCAGAACAACAATGTCTTTGACAAGAGATATTGGACTCTACTTGATAACTTCTTGCCTAGCAAGCCTTACATTTTCAAAAACAGAGTGTGGTATATAAACTCTTTAAACAAAATGGAAGCGATGCACTCTGCATTACAAGACCCTATCAAGATTGAAGGCTACATAGATTTCAGTTCAGTTTTACCGCAAGCAGATGAACTGATTGATATTAAAGGGTATTTAGATTTTATCTGCTTTATTTTTAAGAATCACATAGTTGTTTACTCTGGTAACGTACCAACAGGTGTAGATGCCGATTTTACGTTATATCAAATTATTAACCTTCCAGGCATACTTAGTAGCGAAACAAACCTAAACGTTGAAAATAGTCTATATCTTGCCACAAAAACAGGTATTAAAAACTTGGCTATGATTTATCCTAGCACAAAGATTGTGGTAAATGATTTTTCACAAATAAACAATCCGGCAATAATGACAATGTTACAAGTTGATGCTGATGAGAACTATTACACTTGCGGTTATTGGCCTAAAGAAAATATGTATATATGGTGCTTTGGAAGAAATGCCGTAGTGTTTAACGGAGTATATAAAGCATTTAGCAGAATAGTTTTCCCTGAAGCGAAGTGCCAATTTAAGGGGTGCTTTAACGATATAGAAGGCAACTTAAATGTTTTGGCAGGTGGGTATTTGCACCAATACGGAAACGATTATCAATTTAACGGAGAGGACTTTTTACCGATATGGAAAACAGCGTGGATACCTTTACATCCTTATGGCGCAACTTGCTTTCCGAGATATGCAGAACTTATTTTCGGTGCAAGCAAATGCGGTGGCTCAGTTGATGTACAAGCACAAGTATTTAACGGAAATGCCGTAAGTTTTGATTATGCCGTAGGGCCGTATGATGTGAATTATGACACAGCCGTAATAGCGAGCAAAATGGACCAAGAAAGAAACTATACTTGGGAAGAAGATTTCTATATGGATAGTTATAGCCCGATACCCTTGAGGATTGCTTTACAAGGGGTAGGTAAGTATATCGCTTTAACTATTTCCGAGAAGGAAGCAGTTAGAGGGTTAGAATTTACCAGCGTTGGCATATTTTCAGAAAGGAGCAGAAAATGACATACATTAGACCTGATGGGAAAAATAGGTTTCAAAAGAGAAGTGCAAGCCTTGGAACTTTGCCAAGTGCTTGGTTAGACCAAGAAATAAATGCAATTTATAATGATTTGAATAGTTTTCAGACGAGTGCAACTATAAATGCTTCTGAGTGGGCTATTCTTGCAGGAACATATACTTATGTTTCTTCTACAACTTTTACTGCTAGTGGAGATTTAACGACTGATTTTGAAACAGGTAGAGCGATAAGAATAACTGACGAGAACGAAACGACAGGCACAAGCCATATACAAAGTTCTTCTTACGATAGTGGCACGCAATTAACGACAGTAGTGCTTTATGATGCTATCGTACCAAATACTATTGCCAAAGTTGAAATTGGCTTTTTAAGCGAAGTTGCTTCTGCTTTACCGAAAACACACTCTGCTATTAAAACGGACAATTATACCTTAGGGCAATACGACCAAATTGTTTTTGTTGATGATACAAATGCTTCTACTGAAATGTGGGAAGATGGTGGTATCGGCGCAGTAGGTAGTGGTAAACTTTCTATATTGATAACATTACCGCAGCCAAGTGCATTAAAAGATAGAGTAGTTGCTATCAAAAAAATAGCAGGCGCAAAACAAACAATTATTTCTAGTGCTTTTACACATAGCACTTCTTATAACGCTGATAATGAAATTGTTCATACTTACACTTATGATTTCCAAATTCTAGGAGATACTAATGCTAAAAATAGGATAACTTTAAAAGGCATAGGAGATTGTGTATATCTTGCTTCTAACGGAACAAATTGGTATGAACTAACTCCTGAAGCAAGCGAAACCGTAAAAGGTATTGTTCGTATTGCAACTGATGATGAAATGACTTTAACGGCGCAGCAAATTGCTGACGGCGAAACTTTAAGAAAAGATTTAGCCGTAAGCCCATTTGAAGTAGATAAAGAATACTTGAGAACAAACGCAGGAAATATGAGATTCGCAAGTAACTTTATTTATCAAGCCCCAAATGGTGTAGCAGAACTAGCTGATAACTCTTTATTAATACACAGTAGACTTGGTTTAAATATTCCTAACGGTAGAGATAGTGAAGGCATATTGCAAAATACTCAATTAGAACTAGCAAGTGATATTGTATATAATCCTATTGAAGTCAGCGAAAAACTAAAACTTTTATTTATAACTTCTACAGGAAATGCCTTCCCAATATTAGCACAAAACTATTTTATGGGCTATAAACAACCTACGAGTTCTGATATTACAGCAACTTTAGGCGATTCAATTCTATGGTTTGACTTCGGTGCTAACTTGATAAAACAAAGCACAGATAATGGCTCTAACTGGACTACTTGGAATGGGGCTGGGCCAATAGCTCAATACTATGGAAATGGCGCAAATATTATAAATATTATGTCTTATGCTCAAGTCGGGTTCTTAACAAGAGATAATTTGCAAAATATTTATCAAACAGCTTTAAATAACAATATCCCTGATTATAGTTCTTCTGTTAGTAAAAATGAAGGTACTACTTATACAGCAGAATGCGATGGAGTAGTTTGGTATAGCGGATATGCTATATGGAGCAATGAAGAGCTGTTTTATATAGATAGTAATATGGTAGCAAAATATATTTCACTAAGAGATAGTTATCATAACTTCCCTTTTATATTCGGAACTTTTTATGTGTTAAAAGGACAAACTTATTTGTTACAATCTACTAATAATGGGCAAAGAGTTATTTGGACTTATGCTTTCGCACCTCTTAAAGGAGCTTTAAAATGATTGAAATAAAATATGCAAAAGTTATAAATCAAGAAACTAAATCTGTAGAAGTAGGACTTGGTACTAATATTGAGTTCTATAAGTCTTTAGGTATGACCGAAATGCAAGTGGAAAAAGCTTGGGATGGTAATTGGTATGTGGCAGGATATGCACCAATTAAGCCTGAACCTTCACTTGAAGAACAACTAATTGCTAAAGAACACGAATACGGAATGAACAGATGGCAGAGGGAGGGCATATTAGCTGAAGGGTCTGCTTATAGTGATTACGCTAAAGCGAAAGCGCAAGAGTTAGAAGATTTAGCAGAACAAATTAGACAAAAAAATGGGGGTAATTTATGAGCGCATTAAATGGTGTTTATGTAGATACTGATAAAACTATTTATGTAAGAGCCGGAGATAGCGGAAGTGTAACTATCGGTGGTATTCCTACCGACGAAAATTATAAGGTATCACTTGGCGTTTACAATCCTTTAAATAAAGAGATAATTGCCGAAACGAGCAATCATAGCGCAAATGAAGAACAAGTTCCTTTAGCAATTTCTACCGATATGACTACTACCATAGGCGTAGGTAGATATTATTATGCTATTAAACTTTCGGTTCAAGGAGAAGAACAAACAGTCTTACCGAAAGCACAACTTGATGAAGATAATAAATTGTTTATTCCTAATGCACCGATATTCATTGTAAAGCCGAAAATGGTGGAGGGTTAATATGGCTGATATAGATATTGATGTAAACCCTCAACAAAGCCCTATAAATATAAGTCCTAATCCGCAACAAAATATTATTCCTGTAGAAGTAGGAGAGGGTTCAGCACCCACATATTGGGGACAGATACTTGGCGATATTGATAATCAAACCGATTTAAAAAATGCCTTAGCCACTAAGCAAGATAAACTTGTATCTGGCACTAATATAAAGACAGTTAATAACACTTCTTTATTAGGAAGTGGAAATATTACAATAGATTCTTTACCAAGTCAAAGTGGGCAGAGTGGTAAATTCTTAACTACAGATGGTACTGATGCATCTTGGGCCACAGTTGATGCGTTACCAAGTCAAAGTGGGCAGAGTGGTAAATTCTTAACTACAGATGGTACTGATGCATCTTGGGCTACTTTACCTGTAGCTCCCCCGATATTGCTTTCCCACTTTTGGTCTGAACATATTATAAATGAGATGTCATATTCAAGAGCGGATACATTTGGTTGGCATCCTGGTTCTACTTATACATCAGCATATAACCACTTAGTAGATGATTACACTAATGCAACAGCACATAGTAAATATATGGGTAGTAATGTTGTCCCAGTCGGCTCTGTTATAAACACAAATGGTATATTATCAAATATTAGTAGCGCAAATTATGCTCAAACTAATATGAAATTTAATTTTAGCACTGCTGATACTTGGTCTATTATTACTAAACACAAATTTACTTCTGTTTCCTCTCAAAATGACGGTATGATGGGAATACTTGGAGGGGCATATAATATAAACTATTATATTAATTCTTCTAATAAAGTAACTGTTGAATTGTCTTCTAATGGTAGTTCATATAATATAGGCACGTTATCAATGATAAACGCAGTTACTATAGGCGAAGATTTCTACTTGAAATCAGAATTTACAGGAACTGCATATAATTTATATTATGGCACAGATTTGTCAAATATGACACTTCAAGCCACTATTTCGAGTTCAACCAAGGTAGGCTCTAGAGAAAACTATTTTGCTTTTGGTGTAGATGAATCAGGTAACCATACAGCATGGACTGGTACTATTGATTTGAATGGTTGTTCTATTACCATGGACAATTCCGTTGTATGGCAAGGTGTTAATAATCTTACATATTATGTAGCACCTGATGGGCATAAGATTTGCTTACCAGACCAAGAAGCTACTGTTCAAAATATTTATAATGCCACAGGTAATGCAAGATATTTTATATTAGACACCACAAACACACGCTTTAAATTACCGAGGTGGAAGCATAATAAGTATCAAGCAAAAGCACCTGTCGTCGGTAACGGAACAACACTTGGCTTAACAAACGGAAACATAAACGGTGGTCTATATGGAACAACTGTAAATTTTACAACAGCAGAACCAAGAGCATATAACACACCAATAGGGACTGATTTAGGGGCTATATCAGGTTGGGCAACAACAGCACTAGGAGTAACAACCGACGCAACAAAATCAGGCATAGAAGCGACTTTAGAAGAAGATGATATGTACCTTTACTTTTATGTAGGTAACTTCTCACAGAGTGCAACTGAACAAACAGCTGGGCTTAATGCAGAGTTGTTTAATGGCAAAGTAGACTTAAACTTAAACAATATAAACCCTAGTAATACTGCCAAATCATATTTCGCAAACC